AAGCGGCGCCGGACGTGGTGCTCGGATCGCTGTGTCGTCAACGCGCAGATCCGCGCCGGCGATCCGCAGATCGTCCGGCGTGAGCTCGAGAAACGCGACGCCGGCGTCTGCGCACGATGCGAGATCCATACGCGGCCGATCGAGCGCGCGATCCGACATCTTGAAGCCTGGCGCGAGCTCGAGGCCGATCGCCTCGAGCGACGCGCCGCCGCTCTCTTCCTCTATCGCGCGACAACCGGGCGGCAGCATCTTTCGTCGCACCTATGGGAAGCCGATCACGTGACGCCAGTCGTCGAGGGCGGCGGAAATTGCGGCCTCGAGGGCTATCGGACGCTCTGCCTTCGTTGCCATCGCGCCGTCACGGCCGAGCTCGCGGCGCGTCGCGCGCGTGAACGGCGCGACCTGAAGGCGAAGACCCGGCTCGCGGCCTGGACGGGGCGATCAGAGTGACGCGCCGCGATCCGGATGGCGCGCCGCTACCGTTCACGTGCGAGCGTGCGACCGCGCTGCCGCACGGCGGGCTCTGGCGGTACTACCGGCAGACCGTGCTCGATGATGGCGGCGGCTTTCTCGGCGAGCTCGTGATCGTCGAACGCGTCGCGCCGCACGGCCTCGAGTGGGCCGTCGGCGTCGGCCTGAGCTCCGTGCGGCCCGGGCGCTGTGAACGGTTTGGCCGTGGCTGAGGATCCGAAACCGCCGGCGAATCCGCCCGGGCGGCCGCGCACGCGGCTCGAGCCGTGGTCGGACCTGGGCCTCGAGATGCCGGCGCGGCTGCACGATGCGATCTGCAAGGCGGCCGACCGGCAGGGCGAATCGATCGCCGAGTGGCTGCGCGGCGCCGCGATCGCGCGGCTGCGCCGAGAAGGGCAAGCCGTCCGGCCGCCCGACGATCCGGACAACGGCGACGGCGGCCCGCTCGTCGTCGGCTGACCGCAAGCCGTAGGGGCTACGGTTTTTCCAACGGCAAAATACGGGGCACGCGCGCGTGTCCGTCATACTCTCCGACGTCGCAGGAGCGGCTGAGGGCCCGTCGCCTGGTCGGTCGGCCTCGTCTTTTCCCGGCCGAGTGCACGACGCGGGCGACGGCTCCAATAATCGCCGCTTGCGACGTACCGCCCGACTAACCCATGCGTGAATGGCTCGCGAAGGCCGCCGTCAAGACGCTCGGATCCGATGTCCTGTCGGCCGTGCTGTATGCCGGCCAGGCCTACGGCCGGATGCCGCGGCTCGGCACGCGCCAGCTTTTGCGGGCATACAACGAGCTCCCCTGGCTGCGGGCCGTCGCGGATAAGACCGGCCGCGCCGTCGGACACGTCGCCTGGCATGCCTGCGTGCCGACGTCGAAGGGCAAGGCCGTACTCGATCGCCGGCTGCAGCGCGCCGGCCTCGTCGAGCGCGCGAAGCTGCTCGGCCGCTTGAAGGATCAGGGCGAGCTGCGCGAGCTGCCGAATCACCCGATCCTCGACTTCCTCGACGGCGGCGCGACAAATCCGTTTTTCCACGGGCACACGATTCGCGAGCTGACGACGCAGTACCTCGATCTGATCGGCGAGGCCGCCTGGCTCATCGAGCGCGACGCGCTCAACATGCCGATCGCGTGCTACCCGATTCCGGCAACCTGGGTGATCCAGATCCCGACGAAGGACCGGAACACGTTTCAAATCTTCGCGCCCGGCGGGAGTACGGAGATCCCGACGGATCAAGTGCTCTGGCACTATCACCCGGATCCGCAGAATCCCTACAGCCGCGGCAGCGGCCTCGGCATGACGCTCGGCGACGAGCTCGAGACGGACGAGTACACCGCGAAGCACGTTAAAACGTGGTTTACAAATCGCGCGATGCCGGAAGTTTTGATCACGGGCAAATTTGACGAAACCGAGCGGACGCGCATCGAAACGAGCTGGAAAAATCGCTTTCAGGGCTACATGAAACACTGGCTGCCGCTTTTCTTGAATCGCGAGGTGACGGTACAGCCGCTCTCGCAGACGTTCGAGAATATGCAGTTGATCGAGCTGCGAAAGCACGAGCGCGACATCGTGATCCAGACGTGGGGCGTGCCGCCGGAATGCTTCGGCATTGTCGAGAATTCAAATCGCAGCACGATCGACGCGGCCGACTACATGATGGGCCGCTTTGTCACCGTGCCGCGGCTCGAGTTCCTGCGCGCGACCTGGCAGAAAACGCTCGTGCCGCAATTCGACGAGCGGATCGTGCTGCTGTATGACACGCCCGTACAGGAAGATCGCACGTTCGAGCTCGAGGTCATGAAGGCGCAGCCCTGGGCCGCGAAGATCGACGAGTGGCGGGCGAAGATGGGCCTCGCGAGTCTCGCGAACGCCGGCGGCGATGTCTTCGCGATTCCGTTCGCGCAGTCGATCGTGCGTCGGCTGACGCCCGACGAGCCGGCGCTGCCGGCGCCCGTCGCCGACGTGCCGGCGTCCGACGTGCCGCCGAACAAGAGCGGCCGACGCCGGCGGGCGCTCACGGCCTCGAGCGCGGCCACGGTCGCGAACGCGTGCGATCCGGATCTGCTGATCGATCAGGCGCAGCCGGCCATCGACGCGACCGTCGCGCATTTCGGCAACGCGACGATGGGCCTGATCGCGCCGAAGGCCTCGAGGCCAGGCCGGAAGGCCGGCCAGGATGCCGCGACCGCCGACGAGCTCTCGAGCGAGGACTTCGACGTCGAGGATCCGAAGGTCCGCAGCTTCCTCGACGACTGGGGCGGCGATCGGATTACGGGCCTCGTGAACGAGACGACGAAGACGGCGATCCGCGGCGCGATTACGTCGGGCCTGAAAGACGGCGACACGATGGATCAGATCGCCACGGCGATCGGCGACGTCTTCGATCAGGCGAGCGGCGCTCGGGCCCTGTTGATCGCCCGCACCGAGATCGTGCGCGCGTCCAACTTCGCCGCCGTCGAGGCGATGCGCCAGGGCGACGTCGAGGAAAAAGAGTGGCTCTCGACGCAAGACGGCCGCGTGCGCGATACCGACGAGGCGAGTCACGTCGATCTCGATGCGCAGATCGTCGCGATCGACGACGTCTTCGAGGATCCGGCGAGCGGCGAACAAGCCATGTACCCGGGCGACTTCGGCGTGCCGGCGGAAGATTGTAATTGCCGATGCGGCGTGATTCCCGTCATACCGGGCAAGGCCGAGGCCGTGCAGCGCGTCGCACATTGGAAGTCATTTGACAGCGATCGGCGGGCCTTCGAGAAACAGCTCACGGCCGCGCTGCGCCGCGGGTTCTCTCAGCAGCGCGCGGCCGTCCTGGCCGCGTTTGCGCACGCGCAGAAAAAGGGGATCGCATGGCAAGCCGCTTGAATTTCGTCTCGGATCAGAAATTCCACGAGCTCGCGCTCGGCATCGCGGCCGGACGCCTCGAGCCGAAGGCCTGCGACGATCTCGCCGTGCTGAAGTCGGGCGCGCTGCGCGAAGTCAGGGCGATCGATAAGGTCAATCGGCTGCTCGATATTTGCATTTCGACCGACAGCGTCGATCGCATGGAAGACACGATCGCGCTCGACGGCTGGCAGCTCGAGAATTACATCGAAAATCCGGTCGTGCTCTTCGGACACGATCAATGGAATCCGCCCGTTGCGCAATCGGTGAAGGTCTGGAATGTACCGGGCACGCCGGGCGAGCTCTGGGCCCGCGCGCAATTTGTCGAGCGCGAGATCTATCCGTTTGCCTTCATGATGTTTCAGCTCTACGCCGGGCGCTACATGCGCGCGGCCAGCGTCGGCTTCCGGCCGACCGATTACGAGATGTCGAGCGACCGCAAGGGCGGGATCGACTTCAAGCGGCAAGAGCTGCTCGAGTGGAGCTGCGTGCCCGTGCCGGCGAATGCCGAGGCGCTCGCGCAGGCGAAGGCGGCCCGGATCGAGCTCACGCCGATGAAGGCCTGGGCCGAGCGATGGCTCGACACGTGCGAATCGCACGATCAGCGCGACCGTCGCGAACGCGACACCGTCGAGCGGCTGCGCGCCGCCACCGATCCGGCCGGCCGGTCGCTCGTGCTCACGATCGGCGATCTGAAGTTTCCCCCATCCATCGAAAGGGCTGACAGCATGACTGCGAAACACGTCGCTTCGGTCGACGCGGACTATCCGTACGCGTGCGCGCAGGGGCACGGGCACAAGACGGCGCTCGAGGCGCAGACGTGCGACGTCGTCAAGGTCGAGACGCCGCGGAAGGATGCCGCCGGCAACGACGAGGCCGGCGAAGAGGCGGCCGAGCTCGTGCAGTATCAGGCCATGAAGGCGCAGCTCGTGCTGCACGCGAGCGTCGTCGCGTCGGCGCTCGAGCAGGTGAACGCGCTCATCGCGGCCGAAACCGAATCGCCGACCGACACGCCCGACGGCGAAGCGGCCGAAGAGGCCGTCGAGGACGCCCGCTGCTCGGTCCTGCTCGGACATTGCGCGCAGCTCCACGGCTCGATCGCGAGCCTCGAGTCGATCGTCATGGCCTGCATGCAGGGCGAAGCCGACGACGTCTCGATCGGGATGCGCAGCCTCGAGGCGCGCCGCAAGTCGGGCGCCCGGCACTCGGCCGCGGATCTCGCGCTCGGCAAGAAAGCCGCGCAGCACGTCGTCGACGCGCACGGCAAGATGGTCGAGCTCGGCTTCGCGAAACCGCCGAAGAGCGGCGACAAGCCGGCCGATGATGACGCGGCCGACAAGGCCGCGAAGGCCGGCGCGCGGCACTCGGCGGCCGACCTGGCCGCCGGCAAGGCCGCGGCGAAGTGCATGCGCGACGCGCACGGCACGCTCGTCGAGCTCGGCTTCGCGGATCCGATGGCGGCCGCCGACGAGGATCCGGCCGATCAGGAAGAGGCCGACACGCCGGCAGACGAGACGGACGATCAGAAGTCGGCGCGCGTGGCGTCGCTCAGCGACGACGCCGATTTCGGCGGCCTGCTCGACGACGAGCCCGAAGAGCTCGACGACTTCGAGCAGTTTCTCGGGATGCCGCGCGACGAATTCCGCGCGAGCATTCACGACGCCGTGAAAGATTCGATCGACGCGGCGCGCGGCCGCATCGTCGACTAGCCGGGAGCACGATTCCGGAAGGGACGCACTACACCCGCGGGCGCCTGGGGCGCTCGCTTGAACGGGAGATACACCGATGGCAGAAGAGAAGAGACTCACAAAGAGCGACCTGCAGGCCTTCATTCGCAACGAATGCGGGGCGGCCGTGGCGAAGGCGCTCAAAGACGTGCAGGACACGATCGGGGCCCGCGGCGCCGATCAGGTGCGCGAGCTCGCCGAGCGCGACAGCGCGGCGCGTGGCAAGGCGGCGTCGGGCGCCGGCCTGGCGTTCGGCGGCGTCTGCGCGGCCCTCGCGCTGACGAAGGGCAACGTCGGCCAGGCGATCGACCTGGCGACGAAGGGCGCGAAAGACTTCAAGGCCGATCCGATGATCGCGAAGGCGCTCACGTCGGGCGATGCGGCGTCGGGCGGCTTCCTGCTCGCGCCGGAAATGTCCGACGAGATCATCGATCTGCTGCTGCCGCGCACGACGGTACGGAAGCATATCGACAACGTGCAAGAGCTCTCGTCCGGACAAGTCAACGTCCCGAAGCTCACGAGCGGCGCGGCCGTGTCGTGGGGCGCGGAAGTCGCGGCGATCGCGGAAACCGAGCAGGCCTTCGGTCAAGTCGCGCTGATCGCGAAGCAGGAAAAAGTCTTGATTCCTGTCTCGAACACGCTCATGCGTCGCGGCGGCCCGCGCGTGCAGGCCATCGTGCGGAATGACGCGCTGCGTCAGATGACGATCGGTGAAGACTCGAAGTTCCTGCGCGGCGATGGCACGGGCTCGGCGCCGAAGGGGCTGCGCTACTGGGCCAACGCGGCGAACGTCGTCGCGTCGACGGGGATCACGAACGCGACGATCACGCCGGATCTGCTCGGGCTGATCACGAAGCTCATGCAGGCTAACGTCGCCATGACAAAGCCGTGGTGGACGTTTTCCCCGCGGTCGCTCAACGCGCTGATGGGGATCCAGACGACGACGGGCGCCTTCGTCTATCGCGACGAGCTCTCGAAGGGGACGCTCTTCGGGATCCCGTACGAAGTCTCGACGCAGGTACCCGTGAACCTCGGCGCCGGCAACGTCAAGAGCGAGGTCTATCTCGCCGACGGCGACGAGCTCGCGCTCGGCCAGGGGCCGCAGCTCCAGATCGCGCTCTCCGAGGACGCGACATTCGTCGACGCGGCCGGCAAGACGATCTCGGCGTTTCAGCGCGATCTCACGCTGCTCCGCGTGATCAACGAAGTGGATCTCGTCGCGCGACACGATCTCGCGATCGCGATTCTGAAAGACGTCGCCTGGTAAATCCCGGCGCCGCATGCGGCGCACTCGGGCACACAAGGGAAGCGGACACATTTTTTTTCTTGAAGGAGTGAGCCATGAAAGAACCGGGAGCCGGGGGATCGGTCGCGCAGAACGTCGGCGCGTACCTCAAGGGCAAGAACGCACTCGCACCGATCACGGTCGGCGCGGGCAACGGCGGATCGGGCGTGAAGCAAGTCGGGCAGAGCATCGACCGATTTCTGAATCGTCTGCCAATGTCGCTGAAGTACATCATCGTCGCGGCGGCGACGCTCGGATCGGGGCAGACGGCGATCGTGCAGCCCGTCGTCGAGTCGAGCCCGGACGACTCGACGTACACCGATTACGGCGTCGACGGCGTGAACGATCCGGCCGCGACGACGATCACGGGCAACAACGACGGCAGCGTCGTCTACGCTGAGATCGAGGTCGACGTCGACCTGGGCGCGGCGAGCGAATACGTCCGGCTGTCGCTGACGCCGACGCTGAGCCGGTCGGGGACGGATACGGTCAAGTTCTCGGCCGCGGCCGCCCTGGGCGGGCTCGAGGCGCTGCCGAACGCTGCCGCGACGACGTAAGCGTCGACGGCAGAATCAGTTAGCACGACGGCGGCGGCCCGGCATACAATGCGGGCCGCCGCTGTGTTCCACGTGGAACACCTGCCGGCCTCGAGGGGGAGTCGGGCCCGTGATCAATCTCTGCGTTACCACGTTCAATCGACAAGACTTACTCGCCGGCATGCTGCGCTCAGTCTTCGAGGGCACGCTGCGGCCGGATCGGATGTACCTGATCGATCAGGCGGCCTCACCCGAACGGCTCGAGGCCGCGCTCGACGTCGTCACGTGTCCGATCACGCGGATCGACCTGGGCGCCTCGAGGGGCTGCGAGGCGGCCGCCGTGAATTGGTACCTCCAGCACGTCGGCGAAGAGCGCGTGATCGCGCACGAGGACGTCGTCTTCGCGCCCGACAGCCTCGCGCGATTCGTCGCGACGCCCGGCGACTTTCTGATCGACGACTCGCTCGGCGTCATGACGTACCGCGATCGCTGCCGGGAGCTCGTCGGCCTCTACGATCCGACGATCAGCCCGTTGTACTTTCGGTACGTCGACGTCGACTACGAAGACCGGCTCGCGCTCGCCGGCATTCACCCGACGGTCGCGACGTGCGGGATTCAGCATTTGTGTAACGGGACCATGAAAGGCTACGCGCCCGATCAGATTGGCGAGTATCATCACCGGCATGAGATCGCGCGCGTCAATTACGAGCGGAAATGGCGGCGCGAGGTGACGTTCGGCGGCAATACGATCGGCCGCGGGATCTGGCGCCAGTCGCACTCGTACGACTTCCTGCGGCTCTGCGAGCCGCTCGGCCTCGACGACATCATTCGCAGCGGCGCCGCTGAGCAGGTGACGGCATGATCGTCGCGCTCGGCGGCATGGTCCGCAACGGCGCGCACTATCTGCCGCGGTACTTCGGCCAGGTCGACGCGCTCGAGGCTTCGCTCGCCGCCCGCGGCGATCAGCTCGTGCTCGTGATCGCCGAAGGTGACAGCCTCGACGATACCTGGTCACGTCTGCACGACTTCACGGCCGGCCGACGCGCGCAGGTGATCAAACGGGCGCACGGCGGCCCGGCCTGGGGCAGCGTCGACGATCCGGCCCGTTGGAAGGCCCTATCGTGGGTCTGTAACGGCGTGCTCGAGGCCCTCGAGCCGACCGTCGACGTCTTCGTCTACGTCGAGATGGATCTCGCCTGGGATGCCGCGACCATGATCGGCCTGATCGATCAGCTCGACGCGGCGCACCCGGCCATCGCGCCGATGTGTTTTACCGCCGTCGGCGACTTCTACGACATTTGGGGCCATATCAAAAACGGCGAGAATTTCGGGCCGTTTCCGCCCTATCACCGGGCCCTCGAGGCCGGCCTGACGCAGATCGACTCGGCCGGCTCGTGCCAAGTCATGACGGGCGCGCTCGCCCGGGCCGTGCGGTTTGGGCCCGACGATCTCGTGCGCGGCCTCGGCCGCTCGATTTACGAGCAGGGCGGATCGTTGTGGGTCGATCCGACGCGTCGCGTGGTGCACCTGTGACGGGCGCACGCGGCCCGCTGCGCGTCTTTCTGGCGCCGCGGCCTGGTATTAGCCTCGGCATTCAACGCGTCGCGCAGGCGCTCACCCGGCACGCGCCGGCGGGCGTCGTGATCATGCCGCGGCGCGAGCAGGCCGAGCTCGAGATCCTGCACGTGATCGGCCGCGGCTGCGTGCCGGCCGAGCCCGTCTTCGATCGCGAGATCGCGATCATTCAATACTGTTTCCGCACGAGCGAAACGCCGACCGCGGCCGCCTGGCTGCCGTACTGGGCGGCGGCGCGGCTCGTCTGGAGCTATTACGATCTGGCCGGCGTGCTGCGCGACGAGCTGCCGCCGCACGTCGACGGCCAGGCCTACGAGACGCCGCGCTTTCTCATGCAGCCGCTCGGCGTCGACGCGGCCTTCGCGGCCGCCGGCGACGCGGCGCCGGCCTTCGGCCGCTATGCGGTCGGCACGTCCGGTTTTCTCGCCGGCGACGAGTCGGTCGACGCGGTCGCGGCCGCCTGCGGCGCGCGCGGCCTCGAGATGTTTCACCTCGGGCCCGATCTCGGCCTCGGCGGACACGTCACGTCAATGCTCGGGATTTCCGACGGCTGCCTGGCGCGGCGCTGGCAGGAATGTCGGTACGTGTCCGGCCTGCGGCGGATCGAAGGCTTCGAGCTGCCGGCGCTCGAGGGCCTCGTCTGCGGCACGCGGCCGATCTGTTTCGACGCGCCGCATTATCGGCGCTGGTTTTGCGAGCATGCGGAATACATCGCCGAGGGCGACACGCCGACGATCCTCGAGGGCGTCGGGCGCGTGCTCGACGGCCCGTATCGGCGCGTGAGGGCGGCCGAACGCGAGCACGTGCGGCAACGGTTCGACTGGCCGACGCTGGCGGCGCGTTTCTGGACTGAGCTGCTCGATGCGTAAGAAAGTGCTCTGGATCGGCGACGCCGTGAAGCATACGGGGTTTGCCCGGATCACGCACAACGTCGTCGACCGGCTCGTCGCGGCCGGCGGCCTCGACGTGAGCGTGCTCGGCGTGAACTATTACGGCGACGCGGCCGCGCGGCACTATCCGTACGATATTCACCCGGTCACGCTCGGCGGCGATGCGTTCGGCCTCGGCATCTTGCCGGCCACGATTCAGCGCGTGCGGCCCGACGTGATCGTGATCAATAACGATCCGTGGATCGTGGCGGAATTCCTCATCGTGACGCGCAAGATGGGCGTGCCGCTGATCGGCTATCTGCCGGTCGACGCGCCGTCTATGAAGCGGGCCCGCGATCTCAACGGCCTCGCCTGCGCGGTCTGGTACACCCGATTCGGCCAGGCCGAAGCCGAGCGCGAGGGGTACGTCGGCCCGTCGGCCATCATTCCGCATGCGGTCGACCTGGCGCAGTACTTCCCGGTCGATCGCCTCGAGGCGCGCCGCCTGCTGAAGCTGCCGATCGCGCCGGACGCCTTCGTCGTCGGCAACGTCAATCGGAATTCGCGGCGCAAGCGGCTCGACATTACCGTCCGCGCGTTCGCGGCGTGGTGGCATGCGGCCGGCCGGCCGTCGGATGCCCATTTGTTTTTGCATTGCGCGAACGCCGACGACGGCGCCGACCTGGCCGCCCTGGCGCGCTCGAGACTCTGCCGGCTGACCGGCAGCCGTGGGACGGGGCGCGTGATCTTCAGCTCGACGCAGCATCAGCCCGGCTGCGGCGTCAAGGAGCACGTCATGCGGCTGATTTACAGCGCGCTCGACGTGCAGCTCAATACCGGGTACGGGGAAGGATGGGGCCTGCCGCATCTCGAGGGCGCCGCCTGCCGGATCGCGCAGCTCGTGACGCGTTACTCGGCGCTCGGCGAGTGGCTCGACGGCGCGGCCGAATTCGTGCCGGCGCGCGACTTCATGGTGACGGGCGACGGCATCAATACGATCGGCGGCGCGCCGGCGGTCGACGACGTCGCCGAGGCGATCGACCGGCTCTATCGCGATCCGGCCCGGCGTGCCGCACTCGGCGAGGCGGCGTACCGGGTCGCGACGCAGTCGGCCTACGACTGGGATAACGTCGCCGATCAATTCGAGCAGGTGATCGGGCGTGAGCTCGCCTGGGCGGCGCGGCCGCAGGCGGCCGCATGAGCTATACGCCGCCCGTGAATCGACAAATGCCGTCGCCGGCGATCAAGCGGCCCGGGCCGAAGTCGGACATTCCGCCGCCGGCGCGGCCGCCGCAGCCGACGCCGAAGGCGCCCAAGTGAATATCGTTTACCTCACCCGGCCGCAGACGACGGCGATCACGACGCTCGCGCGCGTGAAGCAAGAGCTCCGCATCGCCAGCGACAGCGTCGACGCGGCGCGCGATGCGTTCCTGCAGCAGCTCATTGTCGAAGCGTCCGACGCGCTGCCGCGCCAGGGCGGCCGGCAGCTCGCCCGCGGCCAGGTGCGCGAAGCGAAGCAAGGGACCGACAGCACGTCCATGCTGCTGTCGCTGACGCCCGTCGTCGAGCTCGACTCGGTGATCTGGCGCAACGATCCGATCGAAAACACCGACGATCCGGACATCCCGCAATGGGAGCTCATCGATCCGGCGGCCGGCCTGCTCTTTCGGTATCAAACCTGGGTCGCGACCGGCTATCTGCCGGTCGGCATCGTGCGCGACGCGCTGCCGGGCCGCAGCCGCGAAGATTGGAAGTTCACGTACTGGGGCGGGTACCTGCTGCCGGGCGACAACGTCGCGGCATCGGGCTATCTCGTGAGCGCGAGCGGCCGCACGATCACGCGACGCGTCGGCGCGCCGGTTTGGCCGCTGCTCGTGAGCGGCGACAGCGTCGTCGTCGCCTTTCCGCACAATGCCGGGCCGTTCACCGTGCTCGCGCGCAGCGACGACGTCGTGACGTTCCTCGAGCTGCTCGCCGACGACGTCGGCGACGCGAGCTCGAGCGTCGCCGTGCAAACGCTGCCGCCGAGCGCGAGCGCGATCGCCGCGAAGGTTGTCAAGGCCTGGTACAACGCGACATACCGGCCCGATCCGCGGATCACGGCCGAGTCGATCGGCGACTACTCGTACACGCTCACGCCCGGGCTGTACACCATTCCGCAAGAGCTGCTCGACGAGTGGCTGTATGCGTTCGGTCGCAGCATGAGCGGGGATCTGTGAGCCAAATCTCGCACCTGCTCAATCGGTCGGCGATCTGGCAGCGGTCGGCGACGAGCTCGGATCAGGGCCAGCACGCGACGACGCCCGTCACGCTGGCGGCCTCGCTGCCGTGCCGCGTGAGCGTCGAAACCTCGAAGCCGTCGAAGGCCGGCGGCTTCGATCCGGGGTTCGGCGACGAGAACGTCGCGCAAAACTTTTTCTCGATTTACTGTGAGCCGCTGACGCCGCTGCAGCGGAACGATCGGCTGATCGTCGACGGGATCACGTACCGCGTGATCTCGACGCAGGCGCCGAGCATTCCGCAGTCGCATATGAAGGCCGTTTGTGAGCAGGTGGAACGTGCCGCGCTTCTCGCTTGATTTCGGCGGCGTGCAAGGGGCGGCGCAACGGTCCATGATCGTGAAAATGAATCGCGCCGTGCTCGTCGTGCAGCGGGCCGTGAAAGAAAAGATCAACGTCGGCGGGACGGCGGCCTTTCCCTCGATGGAAGGCGAACCGCCGCATAAAGTCTCGACGCGGCTCTTTCAGTCGATCGTGACGAAGGTCTATACGGCCGGATCGCTCGTGATCGGCCTCGTCGGCTCGAAGGTGATTTACGCGCGGCGCCTCGAGCTCGGCTTCGTCGGGACCGACCGCGCCGGCCGCAACGTGCAGCAGGGCCCGCGGCCGTACCTGCGGCCCGCGTTTCGCGAATCGTCTGAGGCCGTGAAACGGGAGCTCGGCGGCACGCCGATCTCTGGCGGCGTATGACGGACGTCGATCTCGAGAACGTCGTCAAGAATGCCGTTTACGCGCGGCTGATCAGCGATACCACGCTCACGAATATGCTCGCGACCTACACCGACAGCGGCGGCACGGTCACGCCGGCGCTCTTCATGAATGCGCCCGTACCGCCGAAGGCCGCGCGGCCCTGGGTCGTGCTGGCCGGCTTCACGATGGGCGATAACTTCGATACGAAAGATCGGCCCGGCTTCGAGGTCGAATCTGATATTCTCTCTGTCGCGGACGTCGACGGCACCTCGCGCGTCGTCGCGCCGATCGCGTATCGGGTCTGGTCGCTCCTGCACAAATTTTACTTGGACGTGTCCGGCTTTCAGAATCTCATCTCGAAAGCCGGGCCGCCCATCGTCGCGCCGACCGACGAGACGCTGATCGGCCGGACGATTCACGCGCGATGGATCTTCCGCGCGCTGCCTTAGAGACTGAGCCGGGATTCAAGGAGCGAGTACGCCATGCCTCTACCCACGGGCCCATTCGGTGAAATGAACGGTACCGACGTCCTGCTGTACGTCGACAACGGCTTCGGGACGCTCGTCGTCGTCGGGTCGCAGCGGAACGTCGATTTTAAGGAAGCGACCGCGGCGATCGACGTGTCGAGCAAGATCAGCCGGAACCGGCGGATCATCGCCGGGCGCTACAGCTCAGACGTCACGCTGTCGCATCTCTACGTGCCGACGGCGAGCGGTTACGGCCGACTGCGCGATGCGATGCGCAACGGCACGGCGATCACGGTCGGTCGCTACGAAGGCGGCAGCAAGCTCGAGCAGTCGAGCGCGATCGTGACGTCGCTCGACGGGAATTTCCCCGATCAGGGCGCGGCCGTGATCTCGATCGGGCTGGCCGTCGACGGCGCCTGGCAGTAACACACTACAAGCGAGCCGGGGATCAGTAAGGGAGATCACGCGCCATGCCTCTACCCACGGGCCCGTTCGGCGAAATGAATGGTACCGACGTCCTGCTGTACGTCGACAACGGCTTCGGGACGCTCGTCGTCGTCGGGTCGCAGCGGAACGTCGATTTTAAGGAAGCGACCGCGGCGATCGACGTGTCGAGCAAGATCAGTCGGAACCGGCGGATCATCGCCGGGCGCTACAGCTCAGACGTCACGCTGTCGCATCTCTACGTGCCGACGGCGAGCGGCTACGGCCGACTCCGCGATGCGATGCGCGCCGGCACGGCGATCACGGTCGGCCGCTATCAGGGCGGGAGCAAGCTCGAGCAGTCGAGCGCGATCGTGACATCGCTCGACGGGAATTTCCCCGATCAGGGCGCGGCCGTGATCTCGATCGGCTTGGCCGTCGACGGCGCCTGGCAGTAGAATCCTCGATCGGTCAACAGGCACGCCGGGAGTCGTGACGTTATGGGGATGCAGGGCAAGCTACAGGATCTACCGATCGGCGACGACACGTACAAGATCGTCTTTACGACGGCGGCCTTGTGCCATCTCGAAGAGCTGACCGACGAAGCCTTCTGGACGTTTCGCGACCGGATGCGATCGGGCGGCATTCGACTCCGCGACACGATCGCGCTCATCGCCGCCGGCCTCGAGGGCGCCCGGCTGCGGATGTTCAATCGGCATCCGATTTGGACGCTCGAGCGGACGGCCGGCCTCTTCGATGGGGCCGAGGCGCCGTCGCTCGAGGACTGGGTCGGCCAGCACGGCACGATGATCACGCGGGCGCTGCTCGAGGCGCTCGTCGGGCCGAAGCCGGACACGCCGCCGGCGTCGCCGCCGCCGCCGGCGAAGGAGCTCGACCCAAGCCCTTTGGACGGGCGCGATTCTGGCGCGAGTACCTCGACGTCTGCCTCGGCGCCGGGCTAACAGAATCGCGCGCCTGGGGGCTGACCCTGGGCGAAGCGGAGCGGGCCGTACGGGCCGCCAGGCGGCGCGACGACGTCGCGAGGCTCACGGCGGCATGGTGGACGGCGGCGCTGTCCAGACAGCCGCGTATGCCGTCCCTGCGGTCGCTCTTATGGCCGACGCCCGGGCCGCAAGAGCTCGAGCAGGCGGCGCGGGATCACGAGGCCGTCGTCGCGCAGGCCGAGGCCCTGCGCCTGGGGCGTACGCTGAATTGACGGGATCGCCCGCTGCCGGGAAAGCAAGGGCCGTGATCGCGCGTGGCTGACGACAACCTCGGATCCCTCGGCGACGCCTTCGTCTCAATTAAGGCCGACTTCACCGAGCTCAAAAACGAATTCGGGGCCGCCTTCGGCGAGATCGGCAAGATGCTCGGCGAGCTCGAGGCGAGCGGCGCCTCGATCGCGTCCGGCATCGCGACCGGCTTCGCCGTCATGGTCGGCGCCGGCGTGGCGGCCGCCGCGGCCGTCGCCGGGATCACGGCCGAGATCATCAGTTTCGGCGACGAGGGCGCGAAGGTCGACGACGTTACGAAGTCGTTTGACGCGTTCGCGCAGGGCCTCGGCATCGCCGGCGGCACGGCGCTCCAAAACCTGCGCACCGGCACGGCCGGCCTCGTCGACGACTTCACGCTGATGAAGGACACGACGAAGGCGATGTCGGCCGGCCTGAAGCTGACCGCCGATGACTTCACGCTCGTTGGCGAGGCCTCGCGCATCATGGCGAAGCAGGCCGGCGTCGAGACGAAGCAAGCCTTCGAGGATCTGACGAACGCGCTCGACAGCGGCATGACGAAGGCGCTGCTCCGAAATTACGGCGTAGTGTCCGACGTCAAGGGCGCGAATGCCGATCTGAAGGACACGCTTCGCCAGCTCAACGAAGAGACGACGACGGGCGCCGACATTGACGCGAAACGCGGCGCGATCATGGACGCGCTGCGGCTGATCGTCGAGAAAACCGGGAATCAGTCGCTCGACTTCGGCGAAAAGATCACGGTCGCGAAGGTTTCCTTTACCAACTTCACCGATCAACTTTCGGTCGCGATCGCGCGCTCGCCGGCGCTGAATGCGGCGCTCGACACGATCGAATCGAGCATCGCGAAGGCCTTCGGCGAGGATAGCAAGCAAAGCATCGCGACGATCGTGTCGTACGTCGACAAGTTCGCGATCTTTGTCGCCGGCGCCGCCGAGACGGCCGTCACGGGCGCGAAGTTTATCGTCGAGGCCTGGGACGGCATCAAGATCCTTTTCGACTATCTGCTGATCGGCCTGCTGAGCGTCTCCGAGGGCGTCTCGAAAGTCGTCGCGACGATCGCCGACGTCGCCGACAAAGTGCCCGGCATGGGCGACAAGTTCAAGGGCCTCGGCGCCGTGTTTCAGCAGAACGCCGATCTGGCCGAGCAGCAGCGGCAGATCCTGATCAAGAGCGCGAACGACAATCTGGATTCGGCCTCGAAGCATATTCAGGCCTTCGACGGCATGCATGACGCGATCGACAAGGTCCGCGCGAAGATGATCGAGGCGGCCGCCGCGGGCGACGTGCAAGAGGACGCGACGAAACGCGTCACGGCGGCGACAGGCGACGCGAAAGACAAGTCGGACGCGCACGCGCAGACGATCCTCGACGTCACGAAAAAACTCACCGATCTCAATGCGAGCCTGCTCGATGCCGAGCGGAATCACCTGACGCTGACCGACATCGAGAAAATACACGGCGGCGAGATCGCCGACCTGACGCTGAAGGCGAAAGAGTTCGGGCTCTCGATGCCGGACGCGATCGCGTACTGGTCGGAAGCGATCACGAATTCCAAAGTCGAGCAGACGACGCTCGATACGATGGTCAAAGTACAGGACGCCGTCGCGAAAGGCTTCGAGGGCGCGGCGCAGCTCGCGGCCTCGAGCCTCGGCAAACTGAACGCGAATCAGAAGACGCTCGTCACGACGGCGACCGACGTGCAGGCGCAGATCGTGGCGGCGACGCAAGTCGGCGCCGATGCGCAGCTCGCCCTCGTCGACGCGCGGCTCACGAAAGAGATCGAAAAGCTCGGCCCGCTGCCGGACGCCTACGCGACGGCCTACAACGCGGCCCGCGACGCCATCGTCGCCGCGCAGAAGTCGGCCGAGGATGCGATCGACGCCCGGGTCACGGCGGAGCTCAATAAGATCGCGAATACGGAGTACGCCAGCGAAGAGGCGCGCACGGCCGAGACGCGAAAGGTCAACGACGAGGCCGCGGCGCAGAAGACGACGATCGATGGCAAATTCGCGAACGAGATCACGAAGCTCGGGCTCGTGCCGGCGGCGTACGCCGACGCGCACGGCAAGGCGACGGACGCCGTGCAAACCAATGCGCAGATACAGCGCGACCTGATCAACGGCACGGCCGACACGCTCATCCGTCGGATGTCCGACGCCGGCGTGAAGACGAAAGACGCGCTCGACAGCATCGCCGACCGCGCGAAAAGCGACTTCGATCAGATGAAGGAATCGGGCGAATTCACGTCCGGCGAGCTGATCGCGCAATGGCAGAAATACGAGAAGGACGCCGGCGAGGCCGTCGGCGGATTCAAGGGCGCATGGGATAGTTTTCTCGGCGACGCGTCGGCGAACGGCGAAAAGCTGATCAATGGGCTGATCGGCGGCTGGCAATCGTTCAAGTCGGCCGCAAAGCAAGTGCTCGACGACTTTATCTCGTACTTCGAAAAGGCCGTGGTACAAAAGCTGCTCGCCTGGGCGCTCGACGTGTCGGGGGGATGGGGCAAAGCGTTTACGGACATTACGAAGACCGTCAGCGAAG